TTTTTAACACTGTAACACCATCTAAAAACGTGTAATAGCCTCGTGGTGGCAATTTAGGAAACTTCCCGGTGTATTTAACCTTTTCGGCTGTTTCTTCCTTCTGTGCCGCCGCTGGAAAGTCGTGATATAAAATATTTAAATCAAACTTGCCGCCGTTGCCGGTTGAAACCTTAGCCGGAAACGTGCCAGAGCTGGTATACTGCCATGCCATAAGATCGGCTACGCTTGTAGGCTTGTAGGATTTGTTCGGCGTTGCCTTAAATGCCATGCGGTTATCACCTTTGTAATAACGTGCAATCCACCAGTTTTTACACTTGACCTTGTTTTTATCAATATGCTCCGCAAAGTATGATTTACCGGTGTAAACGCCGAATTTATACCCTCTTGACTCAACGACAGACTGTGCCGCGTTGATAATCTCAGCAATCTTTGCTTTACTTAGCCTTGCCTGCACTTTATCCTCGATATCAAACCAAACGCCATATTTAAAATACTTTTTGCTGATTTTTTCGAGGATGTCACACACAAGCTCCATGTCTGACTTAGCTTTCGCCACTGTAGTAGCGTACGTGTAGTTATACACGCCCCATGGAATGCCTAACTCCTCACATTTTTTGTAGTTTGCCTCAAACTTCTTGTCTTTACTTAAATTCTTGCGGATAATCTTAATGATTGCACCATCACAACCGTATTTCTTTACTTTCTTCCAGTCGATTGTGCCGTTGTATACCGATACGTCAATAATTTTCTTCTGTCCCATCTTATTACTCCTTTGTATGGCACGTATTAGTGAGTTTTTTGTACACGTCTTCGTACAACTCCTGTTTATCTCCGTTAAAGGTATATTCAGCATAGATTCCATCCCCGCTGAATGTTGTAGAAAGCAATGCTTTGTAATTCTGTAGAGTTTTGCACGACCATACAACAAATACATTGTTTAAATCTGCCGGCGGTGTCTGCGGTGTGTCTGCATAACCGTTCTTGTTATACCATTCAACTAATTTCTTTTTGCACACGCTCTCAAAGTGCGCCATACCTGTAATAATCATTGTTCTACTCCTTTCTATTCTGCAAACACCCAGTCTTCCGCAAGCATATCTGCCTGGGAAGCAAGCCACCCCATCTGTACTCCTGACGTTCCAACAAATGCGATTGCCTTGTTTCCGATTGCATCATGTTCGCAATTTACAATATCTCCCGCAGGTGTTTTGTAGGAAATCCCGCTTGCAAGCTGGATATACTGTCTTTTTCCGTTCCACCCTTTTCTTGCTACTTTAAAGCCACGTTTTAAATATTTAATAGCTTCGCCAAAATTAAATTCAGCTTCGCCGCCAAGCTGAGGACAATTATTTTCGTCTGCAATCTGCCATTCGTCTGATGCAATGTTACCGAAGGTGTACAGTGGTCTATCCGTCTCGCGGATGTCTAGCACCTTGCCATCCTTTGTGTGCATAGCAATGCTTTCGCCTTTTTCGTCTAAACACCAGTAGCCGCCCCAAGATGGGAGCTTTACCGCCGCGCCCTGTCTCATTAATTCCCATGCTTCTCTAAAATTCATGTTGTCACCCTTTCCATCTCAACACGTACAAAATTTTCTGGTTGCTGTTAATAATCCTGTGTATCTTTTTATATGTTCCGCCTGCTTTTTTAGTGTTAGTGCTAGCCTTTCCGGCATCCCACCACACCATTTTATTGCTCTCGTTTATTCCTGCGAAAATATTGGTGTGCAGGCGGTAAAAGCAAATGTCTCCCGGTTTTAATTTGTTTTTATAATCCCGAGGTAATTTATTTACTTTTATCAATCTATATCGTTTTGATATAGCCGCTTTTGTTCCTGCGCCCTTATAAACAACTGTTCCATTCCTGTTACAATAAAACAGTTGTCCCGGTTTGAGGATGCCTAATTGCTGTAGGCAATAGCACACATACGATGCACAATTACTTACCTTTTTCTTCTTTGCGCCTGCCCAGCTATTCGCCACGCCCTGAGAGTATTTAAACTTTTTATCAACAAAATACTCCGCCATTTCCTTTGCCTTGACGAGTAAAGACAATCTGTCCATTATCCCATCGCTCCTTTTAATTCGTTTGCAATGATTGCTGTGTATTCTTTTGCGTAATTTGCCGCCGCCGGTTTTAAATATGGCTGCGCCCTCTGACCGTTTGTGATATGCCACTGTCCCTTATCGTCCTGATAGGTCCATGGGGTCTTTCGTCCTCCCTTGTAATACACGCCAGTTCCTAACTCTACATAGGCGGCATATTCTTCGTTGCTACCTATTGTTTCCGTGAGATTTTCCAAGTCGGTCCGATGTGTAATACTGTTTCTCAACGCTCCCGTATCGACTGGGCAAAGGTCTTTTGCGTGCCCTTCTGCGGCGGCTCCTGCCTGTTCTAATGCCCTCGCAAGTGCCATGGTGGTCTTTAAAATTACTTCGTCTACATGACTTACAACATCAATATCCGCCATTATATTCGCCCCCTTTGCGTTGCTAACCATTCGTAATAGGTCATGTCTTCTACGACTTCGTTTCTGCCTGTCTCTGGGTTTCTAACGCGTATCATTCGCGGTTGTGCCAGTTCGGCGGGCAGCGCAGTCCGTTGCGTGCATCTACAGTTATAAACTTCCGCCGGGATTCCGCTTGGGTCTCCCGGATACATAAGGCCGTTTGAGTACGCCATGTTAAACGGTACTTCCTCACCGTCTAACGCTCTGTGGCTGTCTCGTGTCCTCAAATCCTTTGTCGCTGTCCAATGCTTAACTACATCAATTCCCATCTGGTAGGCTTCCTCATAAGCCGCCTGCCTGCCCCCATTTTGCGCCCCTGTGAACGCTGTGCGGGCGTTTCTAATTGCGGCAGTATGATTCATACCTGTAACGTCTTGGAATCGCCCTGCGAGCTTTTTTATGCTGTCACCCTGTAAAATTCCTTGCAATAGTGCATTTTGCAATTTCTTCTTGTTCCAGTGCACATCCTTGCTTTTTAGTACCCTACGTGGTGGAAGAATCTTCTGCTTTTTGACCGTCAGCCGTTTAACCGTGTGCTCGTCAACCAAATTAAAAGCAATATCTCCAATCTCTTTTATCTGCTTATCAGGCATAAGAGATTTAATCATATATGCCTCAAAATTGCGATTAAGGGCAATCACAAGAGGGGTTTTCTCGTTGATGTATGCCGCGGCAATCTGGTTTGATTCTGTCAGCCGCCGCGCCATGTCCTCGCGCAGCGCCTCCCACCTCTGCCCTCTGCCATACTGATTCATCAGCCATGCTTCAAACTCTTTTTTGCTGTACTTTCCTGCCTGGTATGCCGCATATTCCTTGGCGTACCGGCTAGAAAACTGTTTAAAATAATTTCTCGCTTTGCTGTCAAGCTCTTTTCCAGCTTGCTTATATACGTCTGCTAACCGTTTTTCTAACTTTTGCAGTTCCTGCTCTGTCCACTTGTCGGATGGATACATAGTTATTCATCCCCTTCCGGGATATCTTCCGGCGCATCGGGTTCAATCGGCTCCGTGTAGCGGTTATATGATTCTTCATCCAGCTTTGCCAAAATGTCCGGCACTTCCTCCGGTGCAACAAACGGTAATTTTTTCAAAATGGTTTCTTCGTCCAGATAATTTGCTGCCTCAAGAATCATGTCTGTTCGTTCTTTCTCGTTACTGATTCTGTTCCGCTTAAATTGCGGCTCGTCATCAATTCCTGCAAGCTCCAGAATCTTTTCGATTGCATCGCCCACAAAGTACTCAAAATCATCTGCATTGTCATCTAATGGCTGGTATGCGGCGTCTATATGGTCGTTTGTTGCTCCGGCGGCTATGGCGTGTACATCCAACGCCCCGAAGTCCTCATAAATCTCTGACCGCATTTGTGTGAGAAACTCTTTTCTAGCGGTATATGGTGGCTCTTGTGTGTATGCTTGCACCTGCCCTTCCTCAGCCTTTGCGATGTGCTGAAATTTAAGCCGGTCTCTAAATTCCGCCAGCTCGTCATCTGTCATACCGTCAGCATTGGAAATGAGCCAATACATCTGCGCGCAGTCGTCCAGATCATTGGCAAACCCGGATTGCACCGCGTCGTAGGCATCAATCTTCGACTGCATCCCCCTCAGGGTGCTTATGTGTCGCTTATTGCCAAACATCGGCACAATGGGGAGGCTGCTATAGTTTTCTTCCCCGATGATTTCGGGTTCCAGATTGTTCGCAACTTCAACTCTCTGCCTGTATGCCCGTTTGGGAGCGGTCTCCTTTAGTTCTCCAAACTTACTCTCTGCACTGTAGGTTGTGTAGCCATCCACCTCGTACAGCACAACCTTAAACGGTTTCTGCTCGTCCAGTTGCCAGAATCTTATGCCCGCCATCAATGCCCCTGTGTCTTCATCCCACATCGGGGCGAACTGCGTAAAAGGAAATTCGTGCACGTGGTCCACATTCCAAAAAAGGAAAGATTGACCGTGAATTAATGCGTTGTAAGCCGCCTCTTTAATCCGTCTGTCGAATTGTTTGCCTAGTTTATCTTTGACACCCATGTCATTAAAAAATACACCGTTTCCCAGGCTGTACGAACAGCGCTGTGTATTTAATTTGTGAAATAAATTAGAGCATATCTGTGCGTTAGACGAAAAATTATCTATCTTTTTCTGGCCCAACAAAGTGTAATAGACGCGCTGGAACTGTAAAATAGTCTCATTTTCCTGTGCGTCATACTTGTCCGCTTTTAACGCCTCTTTGTATGCTCCCGTACTCTCGTGGAATTTTATAAACTGATTTATAAATTGCCCTTTGTCTTTTGCGGCAATGAAATCTTGATATGATAAATACATTTGTCATCACCCTAGAATTGATTTGTATTGTCTTGTTCGGCTGCGCTTGACGAGTTTTAATGTTTTTACAAGATACCTGATAGCATCCATTGCGTGATCTGACTGTTTTATAACTGCATCCCTGCCTTTGTCAGCCGCCGTTGGGTCCCAGGCATAGATACCAAACTCCTCAATCGTGTGTGTGCAAGACGGGTCAAATGATAATTTGTCTTGTGTTAGCATCGTCTCAACGTCTGCTATCCCATCGTTAACAGTGTTATCCGCCTTTTTGACCTTGTGCCCTCTACTGCGTAGCTCCACGATGAGAGCGGCGGCGGATGGGTCAACAATGACTAAATCATCTTTCTGCCCGTTTAGCGTATCCTCTAGCCCTTTTACTAGCTCACTGACTGGCTTCATGCGGTTGTTTTCTCTGCCTGAGTAATAGTACTCTTTTATACAGTGCCAGTTGCCAGTATCTACTCTTTTTTGCCAGACCAGGAAGACGGTGGCGTTCTGCATACCAAAATCGGAGCTAACAATTATCTCCCCGCTAGTCTCCGCCTTACAAACGTGCCTTTCTTCCGAAAACATATCATACACAAGCCCCTCGGCTACTGCCCAGTTGCCCAGTATGTAGCGTTGATACCTATGTGTCCCTGAGTACTCTTTTATTAGCTCGTCCACTACCGCTGGAGGCAGACAGCCATCGTGTATGTTGTACTCCTGTTGGAATATATCGGCATCGGAATCCAGAAAGCTTTTAAACCAGTGCTTCGGTCCCGCCGGGTTGCAGGTCCCATCGAAATGACTGTGTGACGTTCTGAGACGAGATTTTAACATCTCGAAGACTTCTTGATTCCACGTTGTCACTTCGTCGCCGTATGCATACTCAATCGTCGCTCCCTGTATCCTTGCAACGTGCTTCTTGTTGTCAGTGCCTAGTGCATATACCTTTTTGCCAAATAGCTGTACTGTGTTGTCACTGCGTATTTCGCCAACTAACTCCTCTCCCCATATCTCTCGCATGGGGTCAAGTATGTTACGTTGTAGCGTGCCTCTGGTGTTTCCCAACATCACAGCAAGCCCTAACCCTTTTAGATGTGTCAGGCGTTGAGGAATTACGACTGCGTAATCCACAAAGGATTTCCCGGAGCCTGTTGCTCCGGTCTTTACGTTCCAACGATGATTACAGCCTTGCAGGTATTCTGCCTGCTTGCTAGTCAATGGCACTATCGACACCCCCAAGGATTTCAATAGCTTTCGCCAGTGCTTTGTCACTTGCACTCTCTGACTGCGGCTTATCACGCCATTGTTCTGGTTTTCTGTTCTTCAACCAAAATATCTGTGCTGTTGTGTCCGGCGCAACGTGCTTCTTTGTTACTTTTCGCTCCGTCATTACTCCGCCTTCGTACTTTTCGCTCGTCTCCTCGTAGCTGTACCCTAACGCCCGTTGTAACAGGCTTTTTTCCACTTGCCTGTCCACAACATCTTTTCCCTTTTTTAAGGTATCGGCTAAAATTGGAAATTTTTTCTTCCATGTATACAAGGTATCTGGGTTAATGCCGATGTTTGCCGCAATCTCTTTGTCTGTGCATCCATCTCGCGCCCATCCCTCTAGCTTAAGTAACCCTTCTTGGGTCAGCCACTCCTGGTATTTACTTATCCCATTTTGGGGTCACCTCCTAAATACAACCATAACCCCGTAATGAATTGTTTACGGGGTTATATGAAAGGAAAGAAAATATAAAAAAAATCGTTTACACCAGTTGCATAGCGCAACTAGATACAAGTATAAGGAATTGCACCTTAACAGCCGCCGGGGTAAGACTAATAAGCGGCTGGTCCCTAAACACTTGTAGACCCGCAACCTGTATGGAACGCAAGACACCTATCCCACGGTGTCTTGCGTACTCTCTTTTACGCGGGTGAGAGTTTACACTTTTACCACAAAAAGATAGAGGAGGTTATGTCTCACAAAAAGTTACCAGTACTCGTCCGTACAAGTGTATTGTACGACATTTTTTAAGCCGTGTTAGACAAACATAAAAAAGAGAGGGAGGGAATTCTCCCCCTCTAATATCCTGCATATTTCCCAGCCAAATTGGCGAAAGCACTAAGCCATCTGCGTATAGTCATTTCTGCATATCCGAGCTTATCCGCCGCCCCCGCTATCGTGTATCTATCCTCGAAATACACCAGCTGTACAGCTTTCATTCTGCCCTCGCCATTGTCCATGCTCTCGGTCTGTTTTATCGCCTTGTTAATAGCGTACATCCATAAGGCTGACTGAGCTGTATTTTCTGCGATCAGTTTGTCTGGGTATTTTTTTACTTGCTTTACTGCGTGCCCATACCAGTCGTGTTTAGGATTACTCATTTTCTTTCCTCCTGTTTAAAAATATGTGAGCGTATCCGCGGCGTTGCTTGCCATCAACTCGACTCGTTTCAAATATCTTAATTGATTCTGGATGTATGTATCGGAATCTTTGCCTCCCATTGACCTCCAGTCAGATATTCGCTTATCTACATCCTGAAGAACATTAATCGGAATCATATCAAGATTGATATCTTCAAGGCTAAGCTGTTTCATATAGTTTTATCACTCCTTTATATATGCTCATGTGGTTCGACCGGTTCCCAGTGTTTTTCAGCTTCCTGCTCAACCAATCGGTTATACCGCTCCACAAATTCGTCCTCGCTTATTTCACCCTGCATAAATTTTTCTGATATGCTCACGTAGGTGTTTATTGGTATCCTTTTCAATCGGTTACACCGCTTCGCAAACTCCTCATCACTTATTTCATCTTTTATGTATTGCTGTGATAAACCCATATATGTATCCGGCTCTATCGCATCTATGTGCTTCTTATCCTCTCTGTCGCTCATACCTTACTACCTCCCCTTATCCTTCATCATTAACTCAACCCATTTTCTCGCTGTTTCTTTTTGCGCGTCTTCAATGTCTTCCCACGCGTCTGTGTTGTGGGCCAGTATATCACAAATCAATATAACTTCTACCATATTTTTACGCAAAATACCCTCTGCTCTTACCACTTGCGCCGGGGTTGAATCAAATCCTATAATTGCTGCGCGCATCGTTGCGGCTTTGGATAATTCATCCGCCTTTTCCGTTAATTTGCTAAACAATGTGCCTATTTCTAAATGTTCTAACAAATAGTCTTTCACTTCACTGTTTTTCATTTCTTCTACTTTCATTTTCTTTCCTTTCCCCTCCGGAATAAATCCGGAGGAATCAATGGCATATAGCTCCACATGGAACCGTTAACGTGTTCTGTGTAATGTGTATCTATCCTTAACCCCGGAGGGTGTCCAGCTGTTTTATCCATTCAAGCGGCCCTTTGTTGAGCAGTAGGCAGTTTTCACCTACATTTCCCATATCAAAAATACATCCCTCGCAATACTTGTGTTTATTGCAGTACTTTCTGATCGTTTTTGCCGCTTTTCTTGCTTTTGAGTCTTCTATTTTTCCCATTATGCCACCTCCCTGATTGTGATGCCATACCGTTCAAGCATCAACTTTCTCTTGATGATATATTCCGGATTTTTTCTTGTACGTGGGGATTTTACATCCTCGACAATAATCTTGCCTTCTTTGTCTGTGTAACGAAAATCTGCCGTATATGATACGGGGCGTTCTGTAGTGCCATCCTCTCGCTTCTGGCTGCCCACAAGGATGTATCTCGGCTGCCGCTCTAATCCTGTAATTTTCCCCGCTTGTTGCATCGCCGCCAGCTCTAAATAGCGATGCATTTCTCTTTTACTATCAAACTTCCCATCTTTCGTAAAAATCTTTTTATTTCTAAATTTATTCACAGGTAATTCCTCCCAAATGTTTTGATAAATTCTTCTCTCGTTCCGTTGTTCTCCTCCCAGTACTTCTGTGCCAGCTCCTTGAGATACCTGTCTAGCGGTCCGTTGGGATTGCGGTGTACTGCCTCGCCACCGTTGGTATGGTGATTCAAACACAAATAAACTGTAAAACCATACTTTTCGGCTTGTTTTCTGTTGCTACTGCCATATAAGACGTGATGCCTATGTAAATTTTGTGTTGTTTTGCAGAAAAAACACTCTTTTTTCGTTTGTAGTACGCTATTCATCACCAGAATCCTCGCTTGTGAAATGATATTCCATTAAATCAGCAATCATTAGGTATTCTTTTGCTATTTTTCCGTTTCGTGTTTCTTTTACCTGTTTTCTAAATCCTTCCAAGTCTCCATGGAAACACCCGCAATTAACCATTATTTTTTTATTTTTGCCCCTATAAAAAGTTGTGCAGCGGAATTCTGTTCCGAAGCCCTGTACTAATGCATAATCTGCGTCGCCGGAAACCCTTGCGTTGCCGGAAACCCTTGCGTTGCCGGAAACCCTTGCGTCGCCGTAAACCCTTGCGTTGCCGGAAACCCTTGCGTTGCCGGAAACCCATGCGTTGCCGGAAACCCATGCGTCGCCGTAAACCCATGCGTTGCCGTAAACCCTTGCGTCGCCGCAAACCCTTGCGTTGCCGGAAACCCATGCGTTGTCGGAAACCCTTGCGTTGCCGTAAACCCTTGCGTTGCCGTAAACCCTTGCGTTGCCGGAAACCCATGCGCCGCCGTAAACCCTTGCGTTGCCGGAAACCCCTGCTCTGCCGGTAACCCCTGCGTTTCCGGAAACCCTTTCGCATCCGGCATACCTTGCTGTTTCGCAAACCACTACAT